AAGGTCGATCTTGCAAGCCATGTACCTTTGACGGCTCTGGGATGAGAGCGCTTGCACAATCTCATTGAATGATATCTGGGGCACTCACTGAATTAGCTACTCAGTAGAGTGCCATAAATTTTCAAAAGGCCATTGAGTCAGCTGGTGTGAAACGGACATAGAGCGAGCTAGTGAACGCAGCGGTCTGCAAAACCGCATAGATTAAATTCTTATGCAGAGTGCGATCCTCTGTATGTCCTCCATAAATATATGCATGAATAAGAAACTTGAAATGCATAGAGAATTAATTGAAGATTGCATAGCTAAAGAAATGCCGATAGAGCATGCAATGAATATAACTTCAATTTCGTTCTCAACGATCAAGAAATACTTCCCACACTACTGTGGTAACAAAAGACGAACTAAAGATTTGCTAGCAGAAAGAGAATACAATAAAAATCCAAAATGCTGTTTGACATGCAATAAGCAAATACCATGGCAAATGCGAAAAAGATTAAAATATTGCAACCACTCATGTGCAGCAAAAACAACTAACATTGTCAGAAATGTAGACATCGTCTACCGAGAGATGCAGTGCTGTGAATGTGGTAAATCAGTAATGATACCGCCTTCAAACATTAGAAAGACGATTTGGTGTAGTGATTGTGATGTAAATAGAGTTAAAATATCGCTACAACCAAGAAAAATAATTTCATGTGCTTGTTGTGGAAAGAAGACAAAAAATGCAAAGTTTTGTACGACAGCATGCTGGCTATCAAATATCAATCAAACAAAAACAGATTTTGAGCAGTATGCAAAACAGTGCAAATTCAAATTTAATGTTTATGAGTATCCTAATTTTTTTGATTTAATGTTAATAGAGCAACATGGATGGTATTCACCAAGCAATAAAAATAACAACTTAAATGGAGTAAGTAGAGATCATTGTTTTTCTATTAAACGTGGTTTTGAAGAAAGTGTTGATCCTGCGATTATATCGCACCCAGCTAACTGTAAGTTAGTTCTGCATAAAGATAATCAACGTAAAAATCGCAATTGTTCAATAACATTAGATCAATTAAAACAAGATATTCAGGATTTTAATGAGCTATACAGCTATAATATGATTTCTAAATTCTAGTACGCGTATCCAGCGCTTGGTCCGTCGCTGGTTAATTCTAGACACCTGATCTTCCAACGTTGCAGGTGAAGTTAACGGACCGCCATTTTTAAATTAATTTGCACATTAAATAATGATATGTATAATTCGCAGTATAACCAGGAACTAACTAACATCGTTGCTATGATGTATGAAAACTATGACTGGCACGACGAATTAAGTCGTTTTCATGACAGAGCTACAGACAAAAGTGTGCCTAATTTAGTAGGCAATTTTACATTTACTAAACTAAAATCCATGCCAATGGTAAATGCCTTTAAAGCTGTTTTGTCCAAAAAACGTGCATTTGATCCTCGTTCCAGTGCAGGCTATGAACAACGATTTGCATCACATTTTGGTACTTTTGCGCAAGCTCAACATAGATTCGAACTAATGGAAGAAGATGACTGGCATATTTTTCGTTATACAATAAGCTTAGATAATTTGTACCCTAAACTTTTGAAGGACAAAGGCGGCTATTTTGAAGAAGAGAATGCAGCAGGCATTGAATTGGCTCGCAAAGCAGGTTACAAAGTTCTTGCATATCGCAATGTTGGTGAAGGTGAAATTGAAATGAAAGATAATATTTCACTTGTAGTACTTGACCCTGACGCAATTTTGTAACTCATGAATTTTTCAGTTGATTGTTAGTAGATAGTGTTTATATTGCAATTGTTACTAAATGCCCTTGTAGTCTAATGGATCAGGCAACAGATTTCTACTCTGTAACGATGCAGGTTCGAGTCCTGTCAAGGGTACCATTTTCAAAATCCCTGCGTATCATAATTAGCTAATGTCCTCGCCTGTGAAGTGAGCTAAGACGGGGCAGAACCGTCCCAGGGAACCATTTTCATCATGACATTACACAATAAAATAAACGAAGACTATGCATGGGAGTTTACAATGTTTCACAAGTATCGATCATTAGATGATGGCTTGTCATTGTTTGAATTCAAAAGCGACATTGATTGGTATAATGGTGATCATTGTCCAAAAGCAGATATCAGCTTGAGATTATTCAATTGGACCATTTTTGAGTTCAATGTTTATAATGTGCATCATGCAGAAGATTTATCTATTTGCAGTTACCATGAGGTATAGACCGAAAGCAACGCCAAATAGACCAAAAATTAAAAGTAAAGTGCTCATAAGTATCGCATTCACTGCTATTGGAAAATTTTCGCAATGGCAATGAAAAGAACCGCAAGGGCGATTATTCCTGAAAATGTGTTGATTAATTCAAGAAGGTTCATATAATTATTTATAGAAATGCTGGTGTGGCTGAGCGGTCTATAGCACTGGTTTTGTAAACCAGCGAGAGAAATCTCATCGTCAGTTCGAATCTGACCACCAGCTCCATATGGGGAGTTAGTATAGAAGCAATACACTGGCTCGACACGCCAGAGAAGAAGGAGCATTACCTTCACTCCCTACCATAACGAGCTATCGCTCCGCCCGACAGCTAGCCATGTGCGACGGTACATGTGACCCTGAAAATCGCAAGGAGCTCAATTGGTCTCAAAGCATAGAAAGCGATGCACACGATTGGTATTCGTGATAGAAGAGTGCAAATCTCTTTGAGACCTCCATTTTTTAGTTGATATACATGATAAAGACGTTAAAGTATATTCACAAGAGCGAAAAAGCTCATTTGATCTTTGAAATTTTTTGAATTCGTGGTGGCAGAATAATGGGTCGCCAGCCCATAATGCATCGTGTAGTGTCTGAAAAGACATCAAGCGGGTTGTGATAGCCATGCTGTGTAAGGTTGAAATAACCAGAGAGTACAACTCTGAGTGACGTAAGAAGACAACAAATCGTATTATATACTGATGGCTGTATTGTCTTGGAGGTAACCATTCCTCTCTATCATTAACAGTGAGAGTAATTAACTCATTGGATAGTGACCGAATAACATAGCATGTAGGCTAGCTTGTGAGTAATCAGTAATCTCACCCACATTAATTTCTAAAAATGGTCGGCGTCTGAAAAGGCAAGAGAAACCTCTCACTGCAAACGTTAAGCAGCTGTAAGTTTTGAGCTTTCATAACGACGAATCGATCCGGCCACCAATTTCGGCCATGAATTCTGTATGCCGTTGCCGAATAGGCATTCTAGAAAATACAGAATACGTTTGTAGGAGTCGGCAAAACCTTCAGTCATTTTCTAAAAACACCTCCGTACTTTAATGGTAGAAGAGCGGTTTTATACACCGTATTAGCTGGGCGACACTGGCATAGTGTGGGTTCGAGTCCCACCGGAGGTACCATTTTTCTACACTGAATGTATCTAAACCACAATATCCCAGTAATAACCTGTTTTATCCGCAATGAATATCTCTACAATTTTACAAAAGGTCATGCAGAATATACGCTGTGTGATGTGCATAGTGTTGCTTCAATTGAAAAGCGTACACCTTTGTTTGAAGCATTTATTGAAAATGGAGTAAATTGGACACGTCGTCCCATCACAGCTTTTTGCTGGAAAAAAGATGCACCCATTCGCAAACTCAATGAATGCATGTATTGGGATTGCTTTTCACCTTACATTGATGTCCAGGTGCGTCAAAGACTTGCAGGATTGAGAGCAGATTTAATTGCACCCAACAATTGCAAACTGCAAGGTGAGTACTTGTTTACACTTGATTGGTCATGGGAAAACAAAGCTGGCAGCTGCAATGTAAACTTTTCTGAAACACCAGAACACAAATGTGCACATGTTTTTAAAATGGATGAAGGCAACTTTTTTGCTTACCCCAACAACAGAATCATTTGGTATGACAAAGCATGGACTAAGAATCGCATCAAAAGCAATCCTGGCTATTTGATAGATGAAAACATTTACTCAGTTGAAAACTGCAATGCATTTGAAACTTCAAATGAATACATAACAACATTTGCATCTGCATCAGGATAAATATATGCATGACAACTATGCATTGGATGTATCTGCCGCTCATGAAGCCTCACAACATAAGCCATGATGAAATTTCAGAAATTTTATACAGGGCAGCCAATGAATGGAACAAAACCATGCAAAATTTGGTATCTTTTGAGAACGGTGCAGGAGATTTGCAAGTACGATTGTTTTTTGGCAATGCCATTGACAAGGTTAAATATCCACACCGCGTAGCAGAATGCCGCAATAAAAAAGGGGCTTGGGAGATAGAATTTGATATCAGAACAAAATGGCACAAAGGAAAAGGTTGGAGAAGAATTTTAGGAATTGGTGAAAACCTTGTGTCTGCTGCAATCCATGAGTTTGGACATGTCATGGATTTGCCGCATTCTTCAGATTATGGTCACATTATGCATGCTGAAATACGTGATTTAAATGCATTATCATCTGGAGAATCAGCAAAATATAAACAATTTTATCTCGAAAGAGAGAAATTTAATGACTAGTGTTTTTATAGGCAATTTTTAAACTAAATATCTATGATTAACATGGAGGACAAAAAGAACATCATATTAGAGTTTACCAATGGTGGCTGGATTATTCTAGTAGTGGGTGCTGCTGGAATGGCTGCTCGAATAATCTACAGTGGTGCCAAACACTCTATCATTGACATTGTTAAAAAAATGTTTGCAGCAATGCTTTGTTCAGGAATTGCCTGGTTTGTTTTGGAGCAAACAGAAATTTCAAGCTTAACAAAAGCAATTAGTTATGGTGTTGTTGGTGTTGTTAGTCCAGAGATTGTAAATGGTCTCATCAAAATTGCTGCAAGATTTGCTAAAAATCCCATCAAGTTTTTCAACGACAACAGATCAAATTAAGTTGATTTATTCAATCAATACACAATAATAGCAATATGAACAGACGTGATTTTATTCGCATCGGTGGTGCAGGCAGTGTATCTCTTGCCCAGCTACTAAAAGCTCAGCAACAAGAGAAGCAAGCAAAAGCAAAAGCAGTTATTCAGATTTACTTGCCAGGTGGCATGAGTCATCAAGATTCATGGGATTACAAAATGAATGGCTCTCCTGAATATCGTGGTCCGTTCAATGGAATAAAAACAAAGATTGATGGAGTATTTTTTGGTGAGTTGCTTGCACGCACCGCACAAATTAGCAATAATCTCACCATCATACGTTCCATGACACATGGTGAAGCTGCACATGAGCGCGGCACTCACAACATGCTCACCGGATACAGACCAAGCCCCGCTTTGCAGTATCCTTCTTTTGGAAGTGTTATAAATCACGAACTTGGCAGTCAAAATAATTTGCCAGCATATGTGCTGATTCCTAATCAGTTTGCACCAGAAAATGGCACAGGATATTTGTCAACAAAATATGGGGCATTTGCCATTGGTAGCAATCCAGAAGATCCAAGCTTCACAGTCAAAGATCTCTCACCTTCTGCAGATGTATCTCAGCAAAGCTTTGATCGCCGCAAATCACTGCTGGATGCAGTTGACAATCACTTTTTCGAGAAAGAAAAAGGCGTTGATGCAGTCAAGGCCATGGATACATTTTATAAAGATGCATACAGCATGGTCACCTCACAAAAGGCACGTGAAGCATTCTTGCTCAAAAATGAACCAGAGTCTGTAAGAGAATTTTACGGCAAAAATGCAGCTGGTCAACGCTTGCTGTTGGCACGCAGATTAATTGAATCTGGTGTAAGAATGGTTACTGTATCTTATGGTGGTTGGGATCATCACTCCAACTTAAAAGAAGCATACATTCAAAACATGGTCAATTTTGACAAAGCATTTGCAGCTCTCATCACAGATTTGAAGCAGCGTGGTTTGTTGGAATCTACTCTGGTGATGGTTACATCAGAGTTTGGCCGCACACCAAAAATTAACAGTACAAATGGCCGAGATCACTGGCCTCGTGTGTTTAGCACAGTTGTAGCAGGTGGTGGCACAAAAGCTGGATATGTGCATGGAGGCAGTGATGCACTGGCTTCAGAACCAGATTCTGATCCAGTATCTCCAGGAGATCTTGCCACAACAATGTTCAGTCTCATGGGCATTGATACAGAGAAAAAACTCATGACACAAGATTTGCGCCCAGTGCAGATTACTTATGATGCTTCCATCATCAAGGCTATTTTAGCCTAATCAAGGTCTTTGAATGGCAAGAGAGAAGAATTGTGTTCTTATGCTAACATTGCCGGTGCCTGCAGTAGTCTTGGCACTCACTTGATTGCTGTTGGTTATTCCGCGAAAAGTAAATTCATCATTCGCTGACAATGCAAATGCATTGACATTATCAAAATTATTCTGATCATATACCAGGATGCCTTGACCAGTTGTATTTTTTACAATCACTTCTGAACAAACTTGACTAGGAAATGATGATAATGTAGTTGCAAGAGATAATGCAAATGATTTGCATTCATTTACATTGTAGTATGTTGTTCCGTTGTTTGTTGTTGGAGCGGGCATGCAATTATTTAGGGCTAGACATTATTTTTTATAAAAAATGTTGAACTTGCCTAAATATAATGCAGATTCAATTGATATGAAAAATATACTTGCTTGTATACTGTTATTCTGCACTGCTCTTTTTAGTGCCCCCATTGCACAACTCAATGAGTTTAGCGATAAAATCGATGGAATAATTCAAAAGCAAGCAACAACTATTAATGTTAAACTCAATGACATTGTTGATGAAGATGCATTCATACGCCGTGCATACCTTTCAATCATAGGCAGATCTCCCACATATGAAGAGTATGAGCTTTACAGCAAAGCACCTGCAGAAACAAGACGTCAGCAGGTGATAGCATTCTTAATGAAGCATCCCGGCCATGTGTCTCACATGTTTAATTTTTGGTCTGAATCTTTGCGCTTGAGAGATCGTCTCACCAGCATCAACAATTTCTCTGGAGGCCCGTACATTGATTACATCAAAGATTCACTTGCATCCAACAAGCCCTACAACAAGTTTGTTAGTGACTTGTTGACTTCAACTGGATCTTATTATGACAATCCAGCCACTGGTTATTTCTACAGAGACTTGGGAATGCCCCTGGACAATCTCATTGCCACAGGCAAAGTATTCATGGCAACAGACATTGGTTGCGCTCAATGTCATGATGATCCTTTTCAAGATTTTACACAAATGCAGTTTTATAAAATGGCTGCAATGTTCACTCAAGTGGAGTTGAGAGGCAGAGGCAAAGACAAAGATGCAGCAGTTGCTGCTCGCCAAAAAGCATTGAGAGAAGAAGTTGATGCGCTTATCAAAGCTGATCCAATGAAGAATAGAGGACTCAATAATCAAATCAACAATTTTGTTGCAGCAATGAGGGCCAATTTGGAAGTTGACGAAAAGCGCACTCTTAATTTGCCTCATGATTACAGCTACAAAGATGCTAAACCAAATGAGGCAGTTGAACCAGCTGTGTTGCAAGGAAAAACTGCCATCAACAATAAAAGTGACATGCGCAAAGATGTTGTTGCATGGTTAGTAAATCCGGAACACCCCACATTCACTAAAAACATAGTGAACCGTTACTGGAAATGGGTATTTGGAAAATACATCATTGATGATTATGACAATATTCATGACAGCGATAAGCTCAATGGTGAGTTGATGAATGCATTGGCTAAAATTTTCATTGCTGTTAATTATGATAGCAGACAGTTTTTGTATGTGCTATACAACACCAAATTGTTTCAGCGCAAATTGTATGATGGAGCTTATTCCAATTCAGACAAATTTGTATTCATTGGCCCAGTGAAGCAGCGCTTGAGTGCCGAGCAGCTTTGGGATTCAGTATTATCCATTGCTGTTATTCATCCGGAATCATTTAAACTTTCATTTCAAGATGAATATGTCAAAGTGATGCAATACACCATTGAGGATTTAACCATTGATAAGCTCAAAGCTAAAAATGAACTGTATCAAAACATCGTGAGAACCAAGTATGATGCTGCTTTGAAATATCGCAATTATCCATTGGTAAGAGCATCAGAAGTAAATGATAACAGCACGGTGAATACTATTCTTGAACAGCTTGGCAGAGGTGATAGAGAGCTCATTGACACTTCTTCACGAGAAGGATCTGTTACACAAGTCATTTCATTTATGAATGGACAATTGGCTGAAATAGCCATCAACAAAGACACACATCTTGCAAAAAATATAGCTGGCAAAGCTTCTGCTGATGTTGTGGAGATTATTTTTAAATCAGTATTATCTAGGAAGCCAACACTTGAAGAAAAAAGTAAATTTGCTGGCGTGCAGGATGATGACATCATTTGGGCACTCATCAACTGCTCAGAGTTCAAATTTAATAAATAATTTTATGAATACAATAAACAGACGCGACTTCATGCTTAATCTTGCATCAGCAGGGTTGGGCGTAACAGTTCTACCACATGTAGTTGCTGCTCCTGCAGCTAAAAAAGCAGAACACATCATTTATCTTTTTATGAATGGTGGCATGAGTCATTTGGATACTTTTGATCCAAAAACAAATGCAGAAGTAAAAGGTGAATTCAATTCCATTGCAACAAATGCTGATTATCGTATTTCTGAACATTTGCCTCTCATGGCCAAGCACGGTGATAAAATGGCCATTGTTCGCTCCATGATGGTTACAACAGGTGATCATGCAGGTGCACAATACATGCAGAGAACATCTTTTAAAAAGATTGGAACAGTCATTCACCCCAACATGGGTGCTTGGATGTGCCATTTTACAGAAGATGGCAAGCCAAAAGTTATTCCACAAAATGTATTGATTGGTGGTGGTGCTGATCACCCTGGTGCTGGCTGGATGCCCAAAAAGTATTCTCCCATTCCTGTTGCTGATCCTATGAGGGGTCTTGATAATACTAAACTCAAAAATTCAGCTGAATTTTCCAAGAGGGTTGCAATTCTTGATAAGCTTGAAAAAGATGCCGACAAAATCATTAATCCGGCTCAAAAGTCATATGCTGAGTTTTATGATCAAACCATTCGCCTTCTCAACTCAAAAGATTTAGATGTATTTGATCTTTCCAAGGTGGATCAAACAACCAGAGAAAAATACGGCAATAACCGATTTGGTCAAGGTGTTTGCCTGGCAAAGCGCTTGATTGAACAAGGCAGTTGCAAGTTTATTGAAGTATCTGATGGTGGCTGGGATACTCATGTGAATAACTTTGAGTCTCTTGAAAATAAACTCAAGATTCTTGATCAGGCTGTTAATGCTCTCATCGAAGATCTCAAATCATCTGGCTTGTTTGAAAAGACACTCATTGTGATTGCAACAGACTTTGGTAGAACGCCAAACATCAACATCAACAATGGCAGAGATCACCACCCTGGCGCTTTTTCAGGCGTTCTCATTGGTGCAGGCATCAAAGGTGGTCAAGTGTATGGCAAATCTGATGACAAAGGCATGAGAGCCATTGACAACATTGTGAGCCCTGCAGATTTTAATGCTACCATTGCTGCAGCTGCAGGATTGCCTGTTGAGGAGATAGTCATATCTCCAGAAGGCAGACCATTTAAAATTGCTGACAAAGGTACTCCAGTCAAGCAATTGCTTGCATGAAAGATATAATATTAATCTTTGGACTGCCTGGAAGCGGCAAAACTACTTTGAGCAGCATGTTGAAAAACATGCTGCCTCATTGTATACATTTAAATGCAGATGAAATTAGATCAAAATTTAATGATTGGGATTTTTCTAAGCAAGGGCGATTGAGACAATGCAATCGCATGAAGCAATTGGCAAATGAAGCTGCGACAAGATTTGTAATATGCGATTTTGTATGCCCAACAATTGAATTTAGAAAACATTTTGATGCATCTTATGTAATTTGGTGCAATACACTTGGAGAAAGCAGATATAGTGATACAAATAAAATTTTTGAGACACCATCATCATCTGATTGCAATCTCATTGTTAACAGTTTTGAAAAAATGAAAGACGCAGCAATGCAGGTGCAAAATTATTTTTTTTATAAATACATGAGTGAAGAATCAAGCATATCACTTTGAAATAGAAGATTTAATTACGCAATTTATAACTGCGTTTGATGATTGCATAATCAAGCGCTTTGCTGGTGATAGAACTTCCAAAGATCAAATATCAGTGAGGTATGTGTATGCACCCAAGCAGCGTGTAATTTATGACATTGTGAATGCTGGCAAAAATCTCACTCTCCCAGCAGTATCAATCAGCATTGCATCCATAACAAGAGATGCATCAAGAGTGTTTAATAAACTTGATGGCTTTCATTACCCATCAACAACTGTAGCATCACCTGCAGCATTTTCCAATCTAGTTGGTTCACCTGTTCCAGTTAATGTTGCAGTTAACATGAGCATCATTGCCAAATATCAGGCAGATATTGAGCAAATTATATCAAATTTTGCAGCATACTCCAATCCATACATTGTACTAGTTTGGAAAATACCTGCTGCATTTAATTTGAGTCAAACGTATGAAATACGTTCAGAAGTAGAATGGAGCGGCAGCATTGCTCTAAACTATCCAGGAGACATGGCTGCAACTGACAAATACAGATTAACTGCTGATACATCCTTTACCATCAAGGGTTGGTTGTTTCCTCAAGCACCAGTTGATCCCGTTAAGAACATATTCTTCATTGATGCTAATTTTTACGCAACCAACAAATTATCTGGAAACCCAATTAATATGTCATATGCAAAATATGATGATTATGCTGCACTCAGTGCAGCTAATTTCAACGGATTTACAGAATCTGTTTTTATTTCTGCAGCACCAACCATTACTGATGTATATTACAGCAATTACATTGGAATTGGTGATCGCATGGTTAGCAATGTAAGCATAACACCATTTATATCTGGGGGAGTGGTTACAATTTTCGGCAAAAGATTCAATGATACAAAGTATGTTGCACTGTGCAGTAATAAGTTGAACAGTTTTTATGGAGCATTAACAAGCTTCAATTTTACATACTATGATGCAATAAGTTGTTATCTTGTGAAAGATTATAACATACTCAATGATAACGTCATTACCATCAACATACCTTCCATTTCTGCAACAGGGGCGTTTAATTTTGTTGTTTTAAATGAAGCTGGCTACGATACAACGTATAGTGCTGAGGGTGCTACCTTCATTATAAAATGATGGCAACCATTTGTGTAGCTGTCTTGTTATAAATAACTAAATAAACGCAATGAATTCTACTTACAGCAGCCAGACCAACGTGCAGCAAACTTTTGGAAGACAGCTCATGTCATACATTTCTTCTAAGCTGCCATATGCTGGTTTTAACATTCTTGATTTTACAGAAAAAGAAAATCCTAAATTTAAAACATTTGAAGAAACAGGAATTCGTCGCAATGAAGCGCTTTCTAACAATTCTGTATCTCAGTCCAATTTGTTTTCTGGAGGATACGGTGAATTTAAAGAAGTGGGGTTTTCGGATCTCATGTATGCAAACGTACAAAATGATAAAGGAGCACGTTTGCAGGATTATAGAGTCATGGCAGCATTTGCAGAAGTTTCAAATGCATTGGATGAAATTTGTGATGAAATGATTAATAGAGATGCGCAAAATAATGTAATGAATTTGCGCATCAAAAACAAGCAACTTGATCCGATACAGCTTGAAACATTGCAGCTTGAATTTCAAAAATATGTTCAATTTTTTGATTTGGAAAACAAGGGTTGGATATATTTTAGAGATTTGCTGACAGAAGGTGAATTGTATTTTGAACATATTATTCACAAAGATTACACCAATCAAGGCGTGTTGGGTGTTGTTAGAGTACCAACAGAATTGGTAGATACAGTTTTTAACAATGTTCAGAACATGATAATAAAAGGCTTTTTGTACAGAAAGCCTATTTTTGATGTTGCAAATCCCAAGAAAAAGATTGAGGAAAAAATGATTCCAATGCAGGAGAATCAAATTGTGTACATCAATAGTGGCATCTGGAACCAAAACAAAACAGTGAGACTTCCTTTCATTGAAAATGCAAGACGTGCTTACAGACAGCTTTCATTGATTGAAGATTCCATTGTCATATACAGACTTGTGAGAGCACCTGAGCGTCTCGTTTTCAATGTTGATGTAGGCAACATGGCTCCACCCAAAGCAGAGGCGTATTTGCGCAAACTTATCACACAGTATTGGAGCAGCAAGACTTTTGACGTTGATCAAAATGATGTAGCAAAGAAATTTAACCCGCAAAGCATGCTTGATAGCTTTTGGTTTGCAAAAAGAGCAGGTTCAGAAGGAACAAGCGTGACGCAATTGCCTGGTGGTCAAAATTTGGGTGAATTAGCTGATCTCATGTACTTTGTTAAAAAGTTGTATGAATCATTGAAGGTGCCAGTCAACAGACTTGATCCACAATCACAAATTGCTGATGGCAGCACAGTGCTGCGTGAAGAACTTAAATTTGCTAGATTCATTATTCGCATGCAGCAATTGTTTGCATCTGGAATTAAAAAAGGCTTCATGACTCACTTGATGCTCAAAGGCATCTGGAAAGAATTGGAACTCAAGGAATATTTCATTGACATTGAGTTTAATCCACCTACAAATTATTATGAATTGAGACAAAGCCAGCGCATGGAACTTAAGGTTACTAACTTTAATAATCTTGCTTCAAATGCAACTGTTTCACCAACTTACCTGCAAAAGAAAATTCTACAATGGACAGACTTGGATATCAAAGTCAACAGAGAGTACTTGCGCAAAGACAAAGAATTTGAGTGGGAGCTTGCACAAATTCAACAGTCTGGACCATACTGGAAGATTGCAATGGGCAGTGCACCTGCTGGTGAAGGTGGCGGTGACATGGGAGGCGGTGGTGGTGCTGGTCCTGGTGGAGCTCCACCAGCATTTGCTGGAGGTCCAGCTGCACTTGAAGCACCACCTGAAGCTGGTGCACCGCCTGAAGCTGGTGCTGTAGAAACTCCTCCTGAAGCTGGTGCTCCGCCACCAGCAGGAGCTTAAATAAAATAGTATGAGTTGCACCATCACACCTGTATCTGCTTTTCAATCTACAAATCTCAACAGCAGAATTGATTCTTATTGTAGATTGGCTGATAGAATTGTTCGCTCACTTGGGGCTCCTTTGGTTTCTGTTGAAGTACATCAAGATCAAATTTATGAAAACATAAGCATTGCTTGTGAACTTTTTACAAAATATGCAGGATACACACAAGAGTATCTAATTTTTGATTCTAATCTTTATGAAAAAAACAAAGGTATTAGACTAGATGTTCTGTTTACTTTGTCAAATCCTAACTTGACATTGGATAGAAAAATTAAATCAGAAACAACATCTCGCTCAACATCACCATACATTGAGCCACCACCTACAGAATATGTGTGCACCAGCGCTGTGCCTGCAGGTTATTTTGCACAATTATCATCTCTTTCAGCTAATTTTACAGATGGAATATTTGCGTTTCAGTTGTTTGATTATTCAACATACAATGCAATTTTGACATCATTCAGCACTTCTTTAAATATTTCTTTAAGTGATGCATTTCGCTCCACTCAACGCGCCTCCAATAAGCTTACAATTCAAGGCAACTGTGCAACACAAAGCGCTGAAGAATACAACAACATGTTTGATTATGATGTTATGGATTATCGCAAAGTTATTGCTGTGACAGATTTCGAAGAAGGTAGCTCAACAGGAGTTAATACATTATTTACCATTGAACAAACACTTGCCCAGCAAACATATTTCTCGTATGCCATGGGCAATTACGGCTTTGATTTAATATCTTGGTACACTCTCAAAGAATGGATTGATACACGTGAAAAGATGTTGGCTACAAAGAGAGATATGAAATTTGATGAGCGTACACAATACATGGTGATGTATCCACAGCCAAATGGCACCAGCAGGTTTTATGGAATCATATCTGCATACATTGAAAGGCCTTTGAGAGACATTATTAAAGAATTTTGGGTGTATGAGTATGCACTTGCTTTAACAAAAATATCAGTTGGATATGTTCGCAGCAAGTACGGTCAAATGCCTTTATTTGGTGGACAAGTGTTTTCTAGTGACATTATGACTCAAGGAATGGAAGAGAAACGACGTCTTGAGGAGCAACTTTACACTGGAGCTGCTCCAGGTGTTGGTGCTGTAGAGCCTGTTATGTTTCTTGTTGGCTGATAAAAGTTAATATATAAGTATAAATTAACACTAGACATTATAAATACCATTATGGCTTTTAAACTAGTTGTAGAGAACCCAGCAGCTCAAGACGAATATGAATATATCCTCGAAGAGAAGGATCGCAATGCACCATCTACTCTTTTTATTCGTGGACCCTACATGATGGCAAATGGTGTCAATCGCAACAAAAGAGTATATCCTTTGGAAGAAATGACTCGTGAAGTTGCTAGATATACTGATGAAATGATCAAGACTGGGAGAGCCATGGGAGAACTCAATCACCCAACTAATGCTGATGTTAATCTTGAAAGAGCATGTCACATTGTAACAGAAATGTGGCAAGATGGCAATGTTTTTCATGGCAAGAGCAAAGTGCTCACTACACCTTGCGGTCTCATTGTAAAAGCTCTTGTAAATGACGGCGTCAAAGTTGGCATGAGCTCAAGAGCACTTGGTCAACTTGTTAATGAGAGCTCTGATGGAGTTTCACGTGTTAAAGAAATGCGCCTTGTTGCCATTGATTGTGTAGCAGATCCATCTTTTCCCAAAGCATTTGTAAACGGGATCCTGGAAAGCAAACAGTGGGTAATAGCTACTGATGGCACATACGAAGAAGCCTACAACAATTTCGAAAAAAGAATTAAAACTCTGCCCAAAAAGAATATGGATATATTTTTGCGTGAGCAGATCATAAAATTCATACAGTGCATTAAATAATAATATGCAGAGCAATAAAAAAATAGTTCAATTTATTGGCAACGTGGTTAATAAAAATTACCACGGGGCAAATAAATACTTACGTGCACTTGTAGAAGATCGCATCAAGAACAAAATTGCACACGCTGTTAAGACCACAAAGCTTTTCTAATATGGATAAATCCCAACTCAACATCATATCAGTAATCAAGGAAGCAACTGAAGGTTTGCTCTCTGATGACTCATTGACCGCAATTGAAACAGCATTTAACAGCGCTGTAGAAGAAAAAACATCTCTCAACGTTGAATCTGCGCTTGTTAAGCAAGATGCAGAGTACGCTGATAAACTCAAAGCACTTTTGGAAGCAATTGACAAAGATCGCGCTACCAAGCTTGTAAAAGTTGTAGAAGCAGTTGATAGCAACAATGCTGCTAAGCTCAAGAAAGTTGTTTCTAAATATAAAACAGCTCTTGCAAAAGAAGCAAACGAATTTAAAAGGTCACTTGTTGGCTCCATCAGCAAGTATCTTGAAGTGTATCTTGAACAATCACTTCCACAAAACTTTATCAATGAAGCTGTCCTTGAGCGCAAAGCTCAAACAGTTCTTGAAAATCTCCGCCAACACCTTGCAGTTGACTCAGCTCTCATGAAAGAGTCTGTGCGCACTGCAGTAGTGGATGGCAAGAAACAAATTAATGAAGCTCATGATGAGCTTGAGAAAGCACAACAACGCATTAAGATGCTTGAAGGAAAGCTTGATAAAGCACAAGCTAATCTTGTCTTCGCTGAGAAGACACAGAATCTTCCATCCAAGAAGCGTGAGTATGTGAAGAGAGTATTGTCTGGCAAGACAAGTGAATTCATTGCAGAAAACATTGATTACACACTTGGCCTTTTTGACAAATCTGAATCACAACAAGTTGACTTTCTCAGAGAACAAGCAATGAAGGATGTTGTTGCAAATGATGATGTTCCAGTGGAACAAGAAATCATTGCAGAATCTGCTAATGAAGCAGGCAGCAGCGATGTCAAAAGCATGTATCTCAATGAACTTTCCAAGTACTAAAATGGTACAAGCGGAAATTTATTTGTCGAGGCAAATTGCCTGAGTCGATAAGAAATGAAAGTTATAATAAAGGTATGAAACAAATCAAACCTACACAGGCTTACATTGATCAAAATCGTGCAAAGCAGCTTCTTGAGAAGTGGGGTCCAGTATTGGATTACACATCTAAGAATGTTTCTGCTATTGAAGACGAACACACTCGTTTGAATACAGCTATGCTCCTTGAAAACCAAGAAGCATGGTGCATCAACGAAGCTGGAAACCTTGCTGGTCAAGGTGGTGCGTTCGGTGCAAATGCTGGTGGCCAATATGGACCACCAACAGGTATTACCTCTGGTGATACATATGCTCCAGGCGACAGCCGTCTTCCGAAGATTTTGATTCCAATGATTCGCCGTACTTTCCCTGAACTTATTAGTAACGAGATTTGCGGTGTTCAGCCAATGAGCGGCCCAGTTGGTCTTGCATTTGCCCTTCGCTACAAGTATAGCAACACTACACTTGGCGGCGGCAACTACATTGACAACGGAGCCGGAAGCTCATCAGCTTACCCACATGAACAAGTACAAGTTGGCTATGGCTCTGGAAACGGTGCAAATGAATTGGGTTACCAATTCATTGATACTCGCTTCACTGGCACTAGTGCTACTGTACTCTCCGGTGCTGCTGGCGTTTGGACATTTGCTGATCAAGACCGTGGTGTCGCTGAAATTTTGAAGAACTTCGAAATTAACAGCAACATTCCTACAGTTGAAGTCAGCTTCGAGAAAACAGCTGTTGAAGCTGGTACTCGTCGTCTTGGCGCACGCTGGTCTGTTGAGCTCGAGCAGGATCTTAAGAACATGAACGGCATCGATATTGACGCTGAGATTACAAATGCTATGGCATATGAAATCCAAGCCGAAATTGACCGTGAAATGATTGTTCGCATGATTCAAGCTGCTCTCAACGCCGGATCCGGCGCTGGCTACTCCACATGGAGCCCTGCTTCTGCAGATGGCCGTTGGATGGTTGAACGCAATCGTGACTTCTATCAGAAACTTATTATTGAAGCAAACAGAATCGCTGTGAGAAATCGCCGCGGTGCTGCAAACTTCATTGTTGCTACACCACGTGTTTGCGCAATCCTTGAAATGCTCCCTGAATTCCAGTGGGTACCTGTTCAAGGCAATGTGAATACACAACCAACTGGTGTTGCTAAAGTAGGTTCTCTTGGTGGTCGTTTCAACGTATATCGCGATACTCGTACAGAAGTGCAGAACTCATCAATCTATGGTAACAATGGCTACACCAGCCAGACTTCCGGAGTTGAGTACGCACTTCTTGGCTACAAAGGCAGCGAATTCTACGACACTGGTATCATCTATTGTCCGTATATTCCTGTCATGGTACAGCGCACCATCGGTCCAAACGACTTTGCTCCACGCGTAGGCTTGCTTACACGTTACGGCGTCGTTGACAACATCTTTGGCGCTAATCTGTACTATCACGTGGTCATTGTTCAAGGATTGGGCGTTGCGTTTACACCAGCCTCAAAATCTATTTACTTCTAATACTTGCTTGCAAGTTTGGGAGAAGATTACACTGCCGAGGGATTGCTACCTCGGCAGTTTTTTTATGTAATGGTAACATCATCAAAAGCATAAATATGTATGTATGATTACATTTGAGCAATTTTATACTGAACTCCTGGAAGAAGCTAAAAAAGGTGCTCGTTGCACCAAAGTAACGGGGCAGCAATCTTCTTCTCGCAGCGATAAAAAATACATGCGCTGTGCAAGTGTAGATGGCAAGCTCAAACGCATACATTATGGAGATCCAAATTTGCGCATTAAGAAATCTAATCCTAAAAAGCGTAAATCATTTAGAGCTCGACACAAGTGCTCTTCTGCAAAGCCAGGTACTGCCAAGTACTATTCTTGCAAGAATTGGTAATTAAACAATAAAAAAGCCCACCGGAGTGGGCTTCTTTTTTTATTGCTATTAAATATACCCTAGTGCCCAAAGCCTGCGAGCTTCAGCATCACAGGTTACTGTGCCTGTATCATTTGCTGTATTGACTGCTGTAACTGGAATGTTAATTGTAGAGCTTGTCTCTGCATCAACGCGTACTGCAGCTCCGGTGAGTGCCACACTTGAAAGTGTAAGTGTAATTGTACCAGTTTGAACGCCTTGTGCACACTCTGCACCAACTGCTGTAAGAGCAAAAGCAATTGTCTGAGACTGATTGCTAGCTATTTTGATTGGTGTTGCAAAAGATTGGCTAGAGTTAAATGTAAAGACTGTGCTGTCTTGTCCTTGAGCTGTAAAAATTGGTGCACCATTGATGGTTTGTGAAAATGCTGCATTAGTCACATATGCTGTTACTGCAGGAGATTGAGTTGAATCACTGACGATGTTGAGTACGTTGTTTGCAACACTGCCAATGCCACCAGTAATGCGTTGACTAGCAGCAAGTGCGCTGCCTGCTGTTGTGAATGTATTGAGACCTGCTCCAGATGCTACAAAAGAAATTGTTAATGCCATGCATTTATTTATTCTTTAATGCATCCTTTTTACAACAGCTGCATTGTTTCTTTTATGCATGCATCCATGAACTGCTCCATGGATAGTTCTTTTTTTAAATTGCCAAAAAATGATGAGTTTGATGAATGAGCACCTCTGCGTTCTTTGTTAAGATTATGTGCTGCTGCATCAGCAATATCTTTTTCATCTCTATCATATACTCCCACAATTTTTGCAGGAGAATAAGAAGTATCCAGCACAGCATACCGGCCATCTTTTGTTATTTTCACCTTGAATGGATCAACAACAACATTCATTGTAACATGTTTATTTTTAGCTTTCATTTTTTCTTGCGGCATTTAGCCATATACGCACCAGCATACAAGCTCGGAAATTTTTTAAACTTGCGCTTTGCTTTGCGATAGCAAGCATCATGTTTAGGCTTGTTTGCAGCTTCAGTTAAAATTCTTACAAAAACTTGCTCAAACAGATTCATTACTTATGTTTGTGCATTGCTTTTTTAATGGCTTTGTCTTTGGAGCCAAAGTATTCATCCTTTTTAGATTCTACTTCGCCATCACCATCATAATCTTTGTCAGCTGTTTCTTCTTCATCTTCATCACATGCACAATCTTCTTCATCTTCATCCTTGCAAGCAGCATAAGATGCACGTGTTGATTCAGTTACATAAAATTGTGACATGAATGTTTCAAATAGCTCATCAAACATTTCCCCTGCTTCATACGATTCTTTTTTGAGAAACTTTTTGATCTCTTTTTCAGGCATGTCTTTGGCAACTTTTTTTGCTGCACCCTTGACACCTTTTTGATGTTTTTTGGCACCCATGACTGCACCAAAGAATTTGCGCTGTTTTTCAGATTTTGCTGGCATAATGCTTTTATTTATGCATATGCCAGCATTTTTGTCATCATTTTTTCAATGGCTAAATCTTTCATTTTGAGCTCCACTTCATAATCAACTTGTTTGCCATAATCAATGGGAAGGTGTTGAGCATAATCTGCATGCTTGCGGGTATTATCAATGCCTTCACTATAATGAAACACTGGACGACAAGGCCAAGTGCTGTATGCTAGCTCAAATGCATCTTGGTGTGACATTGCATCATTAATCATTTCATGATGCAGATTGTCATAAGTAACAGGAATTTGCTCTGTTTTGTACAACTGATTATATAATTCTTGAATAGTCCATTGACCATTTTTGTTGTCATTTACTTCTACAACCAATCGCTTGCGAACAGATTCACTGCACTTGCCAAGGTTTTTGCGAAACGTTTGCCCTAGTTCTACAACGTTGCCCTGTTGTCTAATATGAATATTGAGAGGAGACTCATACCCCTGGGGCAACCCAAGAAGATCAAAGATCTCACCATGTTGCTCCAAGTCTCTAATGGAGTTGTTGATTACATTTTCATCTACACTTGTGAGTGATATAAATTCAGAAGGATGTGCACCAGTTCGAATGTTGGTATCAATGATGGTTTGTTTGGCTTCATCAATTGCAGAAAAGATTTGCTCACTTTCATCAAAATCAGTTAGTGCAAGATTAACTTTGGGATGATTAATCACTGGTACCAAATCTGAGGACAGGCGATAGCGTTGAATGCCCATGCTTTTGCACATGCGAACAATCTTTGCAACCACCTTGAAGTTGTTGATGATGCGATTTGCAAGAATGCTTTTGGCTTGCATCAAAGGCAGTTTTGCAAACTGCGTGTATGTCATGGTTTGGAATTTAATTCCTTGTTCTTTGCATTTGAGAGAAATGCAGCAAAGTCCGAGTGCGTAGTTATATGTCATGTTGCATGATGCAATAAAAAACAATGATAATCAACTTGTTTATAACATAATTTTTATGGAATTATAAATCCACTCATTAATGTCATTTATGTTGTCCAATTTGTGCTGCTTTACTGCATTGCGCACGCGGTGAATATGGCCAAGCAATTGTGCATCTGATGTGCTAGCATAAAAACCCCTCACATCAGATGCATCGTTGCTAAATCTTTTTAGGATTTGTTTGCATTTTGCAACTGCATATCTATCTGCTGTGAGTTCTATTTTTCTGAGCAGTTGAGCTAGTTGCTGATCAGATAAGTTATCTAAAAAAAGCGCTTGTGCAAAGTCTTCTCCATGTTTAGAATATTGCATTTGATGTGCAATTTCATGTAAAATTACATAAAGAGCATATTTAAAGCTACTTCTTAATACGCTTGTATTTACAATGCATGCGTCATGTTTTGATATTCCAAGAGCTTTAATGTGTTCAAAACGTACCTCTGGACATTTTGAAGCTAAAATAATATGCTCAAGTTCTTTTATTTCTAGAGCTTTATCAGGAAAACTTTGTTGTAATTCTTGAATAAATTTTTCTAGCCCTTGTGTGCGCTCTGCATCACGCAAACGCATCTCAAAAATTAAACATTCGGCTTCAAATTGCATAATAATAAACACGCTAGTTTTTGACTAGCGTGTTTATTTATGCAAAGATATTACTGCTTAGGTGTTTTCAAATGACAGAATTCTGCATTTGAGAGTACACCATGATACAATGTCTCACTTGAGACTCGCTGTGGATTAATGTCAATGCCGCCACGACGAGCATACAAACACATGACACTTAATTCTTTAGGTTTGATAATATCATGCAAGCGCTTGTAAATGGTTTCACAAATTTCTTCATGAAAGTGACATTCATCTCTGAATGAAATTATGTACTTGAGAAGAGATTTTTCATCTACATCATGTTCGTTGGGTGTATAATCTATAAACACATCACCCCAATCTGGCTGTGAAGTTACACGACAATTGCTCTTGAGCAAAGCACTATGATACTGCTTTTGCTTTTTATCGCCTGGTTTGAGTTGAAGCAATGCAGGAGTTTCCTGATACACATCAACAATTCCAACATCGTTGAGTGTATCTTCCAGTGTTGTGTATTCACTATAATATTCTGAAAATACATCAGTGACTTCTGAAACAATTTCCGAATTTGTAAATACCCTTGCTTCAACTTCAGTTTCAAGCAACTTGCTAAGATCTTCAACAACATGAGCTTGCAAAGCATTAATAACATCTTTTGATGTCTTGCCAAGCTTGGTCATGTTGAATGAATTGAAATAAAGCTTCAGAGACTTTGATTCAACAATGTATTTGCTGCTGCACGGGTATACAATTTTTGCTACACCAACAACTGGCATGCCATCATCTGTTAATGCTGATACTTCATATGCATTCCATGCATCATATCCATAAAATGGCAAATCATCATCATTAATATCAAGATGTTTGCGATTGTTGCATCTTGGCTCTCTAACCAAGAGAGCTGCATCATATTGAGATTTATATTCTGATGTTTTGCCGAGGTGAACAGCGATGTTGCTGTTGTCTAGTTTATTGTTTGACATAATTGTTTATTGTTTGTTTGATTGTCTGCATGCGTTCTTCTACTGAGCCAGTTAATATTACAACTTTACCTTGCAGAGGTTCTATCGTTGCATTAACCAAGATTTTATTCATCTTCTGTTCAATCTCATCACGAAATTTTTCATTTGAAGATCGCTCACCATCTTCAACAAGGTCAAAGTCTGCTTGACAATAGAAAACAATGTCAAGCTTTTTCATAAGCATATCAGCTATGCGTGCAGCATATTCTGCAACCCAGTAATTTACTTTGTTTTGAAACAATAGCCATTCTGTATACACATAACCATCAATGCAACACCTGTCCATGATTACATTTTCAGTATATTTGATGCTGTTTGCAATGTGCTGATTCATAATGAGCAGCTGAGTAATATTACCAGCATCTTCGTTAATTGGTACATTGTGCTGTCTTTTGACAAGACGAGTAACCTCCTCTACATACGAAAATTTCTCACCAAATTCCTCTTTGCAGAGTTTAAGAAGAGTTGACTTGCCAGTGGATTGAGCTCCAGTAAAACTAATGATCATGCTTCTATAATAACGCTTTTAATGTATTAATCCACATATCAATGGATGTTTTTCTCAACTTATTTACCACATCATCAATGCATTTGCAATTCATGATGTTTACTTCTTCACGAGCAATGATTGGACCACCATCCAATTCTTTGGTGCATCTGTGCAAAATGCATCCAGAGAATGGCAATTTTAATTCAAATGCTTTCTTTTGTGGATCTTTGCCTTTGAGTTGAGGGTACTTGACGATGTCTCCAGGATGACCATTATAAATTTTATACTGCTCACAAACATCATCAGGAATTATTTTTAACCAGCCATGAAGAGTCACAATTACATCATCAACATCTTTGTTGTGGTGCATATCAAAAATGCTCTTATAAAATGAGCTTTTTAATTTGCCTGATGAAAAGTGTATTATTTTCGTCTCCCGCCACTTGTCAAAGTCAACCTGCTTTGCATTGGTTATTACCACATCAGGCCATTTGTTCAAACGCTTGCATACTTCTTGCAGCTCACTACCAGTCTGACTAAACAGTGCAATCCATTTTGTATTATGCATCTTTAAGAATATCTGAAAATTTGCTGATGTTGTATTTGATTAGTTCCAATTCATCAGTCGAAACTTCATGATCAATGAATTCAATTAATTTTTGAGATGGTTTAATTTCAAGTCCAAAAGTACCATTGTACTTGAATCCTTTGATTCCTGCTACAACAGGATTGCTTGTATCAGCAGAATAAATGCTGTGATACATGTATTTATCTTTTGCATAAATTTCAAATTCTTTTGCAAGGGAACATCCCAACAGGTGATGCGGTTTGCGTTCATTCCACACCCCATCATGAATCAGATCTCTAATGAGCTTGATGCGACCATTCATCTGACGTTGCAGTTTATTGTTGCCAGTAGCAGTGATTTGATAATAAGACAAGTCAAAGCTGATGGCAATCATATCTGCATGTTCAGACATGAATTTATAACAATCTACAAGCTCATCATATGTCTTTCCTTGAACAGTGCCAATTTTCATTCCTGGTAAATCATTGTATTCATCAACAAATTTAGCAAAATTATTAATGGTTGCATAACCATCCTCAAGTACATCTGGCAAAACATAATAATTGGGCTGCAATTCTTTGATCCAATGCACATATCGCTTTGGATCAAAGGCTGTTCCAAGCTCAAAAATAGAATTATCCAACAATACATCCCTATCATAAATGTGACGAGCTGCATGAAAATGCTTGTAATATTTTGGATGCGTTTCAAACAAATGAACAAGTGCATATGAATAATCTGTGACTTTATCCACTTGATCAAGAATGCTGATGGGTGCTTCGTGTGCTATTTTAATCATTTTGTAATGTAAAGGCAAATCTCTGTAACTCAACTAAATATTTACATGGGTTTAGAACAAGCAAAAGTAGGAAGTTTTCTCAACAATGCAACCAGTGTATTTGACCAGCTTACACGCGTTGCACAAGGATTGCTGTGTATTCCATCACTGTTGGGCAAATTTCTAACTGGCAAATCTTCTTTATCAGGTCTTGCAACTGCACTTGCTGGTGCCATTGGAGATACAGTTTCAAACATTGTAGGAACAATTGTTCAAAATGAAATTGCATTTGTTGGCAATTTAGTAGCTCAAACTCTAAGACAGCAATATCAAAACATCATAAGCATCTTAAACACCTTTGCACAAATTTTTAATACTGCAAAGAGCTTATTTTCCAAATCCTTGGATACATTGGATTTCATTAAATCTTCTGAAAATTGTGCATATGCTGCTTCAGCAATGCTGTCATGCATAATCTCTTCTGCAGCTAATTTACAGAAAAAAATCAAAAACCCTGCCAACAAGTTAGCAGAATTTAATAGTCAGCTAACAAGCTCAATTGCTGGCAAAAGCGGAATAATCAATAATTATGTGCAGAGCAATTTGCGTGGCTTGGACAAAGCAAAAATGCAACTGAATTTACAGAATTTTCTATGAGCAATTATCACCAGCATTTACTATCAGGCAAAGAACCAACTGATATTAAACAATTTGTATTAGATCCTAACTTTTACAACCAATCACTTCCAGGTTTTTACAGAGGCATAGTTTTGCAAAACAATGACCCAGAGCGCCGCGGGCGTGTTAAAATTTTTATACCTGCATTTTCGCCACACATTTATGATCAATGGCTAAGAGGCACCAAAGAAGAAGGTCAGGATGAGGTGAATTTTACAAACAAAAAATTTAGATTTTCACAAGGATCCAACATCAATAAAGTTGATTGCACTGATGAAGATAGGCCATCTCTCATACAAATTGCTGAAGAGGCAAAAAAAGTTTTAGAGTGGGCTGAACAAGCATCTTGCTTGTTTGGTTCTGGATCAAGTGGGCTCTATGGATTAGAAGAAGACAAATGCACTATATCTGATGCTTCAACTAGTGAAAGATTTCCTGCTGCAAACAATGCACAATGTGCAAAGCAGGCAAGTGCAGGCAGCGTAAATGTTGATAATATCGGTGAAAAGGGTGGATATAAATTTGAAATTGATAGCCCAGAAACAGATCTTCAAGATGGTTATGTGAGCCTTAATGAAGATAAAATGCCTGATGTCAATGCATTTGCTAAAACATACAAGCCTTCAACATACAGCAATAAAACCAAGGGCATTTTTACAGTTCCTAATGTTGGTGCCACCGTTTGGGTATTTTTTGAAAATGGAGATGTTATGCGCCCTGTTTATTTTGCATACAGTTATGACAAAAGAGATTGGCAGAGCATTTATGAAGTTGGCGCAAACAATGGACCTGATTATCCTGGTGCTTTTGAAAATACTGTAAATAGTGCTGATAACCAAAAAATAAAAAAAGGCAAAACAGTTTTTAATTCCAAAGCTGGAGCCATTGAGTTTATAGATACTGATGAATTTGAACAAATAAAAATTACACAAGCTGGTGGATCATTTATTCAACTCAGCAACAAAGCAGCAGTGTATTATGTTGATAAGAATGAACAAAAACTTGTGAGCGGTGATCAATTTGAGACTGTTAATCAAGTTAAAAATTTGCGAGTCAAAAAAGGATACAACATAGGTATAGATGAAAGCAGATGGACTCGCATTGGCTTTTGGAACGCTGATGCTTACAATGGCTGGAAAGAAGAAAACAGAATCATTGCAGATACGCGTGCCAGATTTGCCATCAAGCGTGCCACTGTGCAACCATCAACTAGCATCTCATTGCCTGCAGGCAGTATCAAGCAAGAACAGGCTGGAAAATTTGCAAGCAATCCTGTTCTATCTGATATCACAACTGCCATAACATCACCTGCAATTAATCAGGTGTATAATCAAATACCTGCATCAAGCACAGCCAAGGGCAATCAATGTTCTACACTGGAAACTGCAACAAATTCTGTGCAGGGCAATTCTTCGATGGCAGCAAATGTATCACCATCATCTGAAGAATTTCAACAAGCTGCTGGTGCCAATGGATCAAATAATTTCAGCGGAGATCCTGCCAAGTCGTCTTCAACTGAAAATGGTTCGTGGGATTTTGACAATGATTATGCAGCAATTAATGATTTAGAAACAAAACAAGCAAGCAAAATGCTTGAGTTTGAAACAAAATTTGGCAATGGTGGTGATGATCTCACAGAAATAACTCGTCACAAAATTGAAATAATAGGTGCTGCTTTCAATGATGCTCCAAGTGTAAGAGTTGATGCAGTTGGTAGATCCAATTTCAATGAAGTTCTCGTTGGTACCAAAGGTGCCTTTGCATCTCGCAAGCCTAGTTCGCTGGTGGAACGAGTTGCAAATGATGGTAAATTCCCATGCGGAAATTATACACTTGTAATTGGCAATACCCTCAGCGTTAGTTCTGGTGCAGGTGGTATTAAACTGATGACCACTGGGTGCATAGACATATGCGGCTCACAAATTCTTGTGGCTGGTAGCAATGAACTGTTGCTGAGCAGCGGCGGAGATATCAATGTAACAAGCCAGGGCAAATTTTCTGTAACTGCTGATATTATTACTTTTAGACAATCAAATGGCAAACAGGTTGCCATTGATGGTAGTTTGGGGGTGAATAATAATCTTGTGGTTGCTGGTGGTGCATACATTGAAGGTGAATTGTGCATCAACCACATAACTGCTCCAGTGGAGATACAAGAAACTGAAACAATGCAGTTGTTTGGCAGCACAAGAATTGAGCCAAATCAATTCATCGTTGGATATGTTTATGCAGACCAAGGCGGTGATAGTCCTGATTGGCGCCCAGTTTATTCAGCTGTTGTTAAAGATGGGACGCTCTTGCAAAGCACTCCAGATTGCATAATCAATGTGCCTCATTCACACAACTTTAAAAATATTCCATTGACGCTCAAGCAAAACAATGAAGGCGTAAGAACTGCTGCATCTGCAATGAACAAAGGCAGCAATCGTTTGCCTGCATCACCAATTCGCAATGGAATGAAACAGTTGAGTTAAATAATCTCGTCAACTAAGCCATATTCAAGACAAGTCTTTGCATCAATCCACAAATCAGATTTGAGCAATTCATCCATTTTTTTGTCTTTGAGCTTGGTGTGCTTTTTGTAAAGACCTTTGATCATTTGCATGAATTGACGAGTGTTGATGATTTCATCTTCCATCTCTTCTAATTTGCCTCCACTTTCTCCACGCACTTGGTGAATAAGCATATAGGAATGCTCACCAATTAATCTTTTGCTTGCAACGCAGCTTATCAATGTTGCTGCACTTGCAGCACCACCATCCACATACGTATATACTTTGCATTTGAGCTGTCTCATTGTATCAATGGTTGCAAGTGCAGCAAGAACAGAACCTCCAAAAGAGTTGATGTGCAGATGAATAATGGGCTCTGGATGGTGCGCTATTTCCATATCAATCTTTTTCAAGAGAGCGTTGAGATGCAAACACGTTTCTACATCAATGTCAGCGTAAAACCAAATTTGGTTATCACGATGTAATAAAAATTCTTTTGTGAAGTCTGTCATATATTTTGTATGTCGTTTATAATTAGTTCTAACAATTCTTGCTTTTCTTGCAAACACTGAGAGAGCATCTCATCATCATTATCCATGATTATAAGATGATCTTGCTGCATATCTAGTTCAATCAATTTTTGCTTCCATTTATTGATTAGAGGTGCACTTTTCATGTTTGTATTTATATTTAGAAATCATCATCAAGAGCTCCAGCAGATTGATATTCTGTCACCCTAGTCTCAAAGAAGTTTTTGCATTTGAGTAAATCTTGAACTTCAGACAAGAAGTCAAAAGGATTTTTATCACTAGGAAAACGATAATTAATTCCTACTCCTTCTAATCTACGATTGCCAATGTAATGCATATAATCAATGAACATATTGGCATTCAAACCAAGCACTCCTTGAGACAATACATCTTTTGCATATGCAATTTCAAGGTCCACTGCTTCTTTGATGTATGAGATGAGGTCTTGTTCAAATTCAGCATTCCATACTTCTGGATACTGCTCTTTGATTTTGGTAATCAATGCTGTACCAAATTGAATATGCAGAGATTCATCGCGCAGAGTGTATTCAATTTGCTCACCAATGCCAGGAATTTTAGATTTCATAGCAAGCAACATTGCAAAGCCGCTAAAGAAAAATGTACCTTCACAAACAATCCAATACAAGAATGCAGCACGCGTAACTGCACGCTTACCTTCAATTGTTGAAATATCAACCTTGCTGTTGATTGTATTTGTAACACGCATCAAAAAGTCATCCTTGGCTTTGATGCTTGGAATGTTAACATATGCTTGATATACTTCATCCAATTCTAACTTGAGTGAATCACAGATGTAAACAACAGTATCATTGTGCAAACATTCTTCCCAAATCTGACGAGCCATGTACTGGCGGCATTCTGGATCTGTAATGTGTTTAAACATTGTCACCAAGTTGTTGCCAACTAGTGATTCAGAGCCAGCAAAAAATCCTAAGCATCGCTTTGCTACTAATTTTTCAGCCTCAGTTAGTTTATCACTTTTCCAGTTTTGAATATCTGTTGTCATTGGAACTTCTTCAGGATTCCAATGATTATTCTTGCCCTTGCGGTACAAATCCCATGCCCATTTATTAACATGCGGCAAAATTTGATTTACACCTTCATTATTCTTACCAAATATCTCTCCCGTTTTTTTATGCATATGTTGTATTTACTGTAGCTTGAAGTTTTCAAATTCAAGGATTTTATTTTTTAAAGTTTCTAAAACTGCTGTTCCTTGTTCATTTACAAGGGGTTGAATCTGCATAAATTTTTGTGAAAAAATGTGCGGTTTTACAGCTACCATTGTATCCAAATCAAAATTTTTGTATTGTGAATTGAGCGACACAATGTTATAAAACATTAGAAGTTCATCTTCTGTTAAATTTGTTAGCAACCATCTTTGATCGATATTCATAAATAATTATATGATCTTATTCGAAAATTTCTACTACGATGTTATTAAAAAGACGTACAGAGCTGCTGAGCACATGCGCAGTGAATTTCAAGCTGAAAAACATACTTTTGTAGATGTGGGCATAAAATTAGTGACTACTTTTGAGGACGTGCAGTATTTTCTGCGTTTAGTCTTCATGCCACCAGAGCCTGTTGCAGATTTAGCATCTATTTTAGAAGTACCATGGAGAACAACGGTTAAGATAAAAAGCGGTGAATCTCGTCGCAGACAAATGCCTCAAGGCAATTCTGCAATTATAGATATGAATATTGCAAATATAATAAATAAATTTGAAGTATTGCAAAAAATTATAGTGAGACAAATAGGAGCAGATGCATTAACCTATATTCACAAAAATGACGGCGCAGGATATACGTTTGATAGTGATACACCAAGAGATCTTATAGTAAATATTGCACAGGTATTTGTTGATTCGCAGTTCTTTTATAGAGAATTAGCTCATGAAATGCAACATTACTATGATCCACGTGAACACAATTGGATGCCTAAAATTCGCAAACAGACAATACAGCCTGATGCATTAAAATCAAATATTGAATCAAAAAATAGAATAACAAAAAGACAATTGCAAAAATATGTAAATTATTTAGCATCTGATGCTGAATTGAATAGTGCAATTGCAGAGACAGCGATGCATGTAATGAGAGTCAAGGACCGCAAAGAATTGTTTAAAACATACAATCCAACTCAATTCGTTTCACAAAGTATAGCTTTTCTTAGAGAGATAGGCAAGTGGCAGCAATATTCTCCACGAATTAAGAAAAAGGTTATGTCTAAGCTCACCCTCATTTACAATGAAATGAGGGATGAGCAGCCCCTAAAGCCATCAAATCACTGACAGCTCTCACAACCTGGATCATTGATCAAACAAGCTTTCATTGGCAGTTCTTGTGAGTCTCCTATGGAGCTAACAATGGATTCAACACTCTTTGAACTTGATACAGAAGCTTTCTCAATGTCACTTGCACCACGATTTCTCAAATAGTATGTAGTTTTGAGTCCTAGCTTCCATGCTGCAATGTATATATCATTGAGGTATTTCAAGCTAGTCTTATCATTGAACAAATTAACTGACATGGCTTGATCAATCCACTTGCCTCGAGCAGCAGCTGCTTCAAGCAACTTGAACTGATCTTGCTGAAATGCAGTCTTATATTTTGCACAAAGATATGCTTTTTGCTCAGCATCAGCAAATGCAATTTGCGTTAAATCACCATTTGCACGCTTGAGGTCATTGAGCATGTTGTAATTCCACAGATTAAATTTCTTTAAATCTTCAACCAATGGTTCACAAACAACTGTAAAATCACCGCTCAATGTGGAACTTACATAAATTGGATTATAATATGGCTCGGTGCAGCTGCTGCAACCAACGATGACACTGATGGTTGCAGTTGGAGCAATTGCCATGGTATTGCTGTTGCGCATGCCATATTCTTTGACAAGATTTCTCACGTGCAGCCATTCACCAAGAGTTTCTTTGCTTGGAGACATGAGCGTATCACCGCTGGCCCTCATTGAAGCAAGCTTGTTGTATGTATCAATGGGAAAAATATCTTGGTCCCAAAGAGAGCCTTTGTATGTGCTGTATGCTCCACGCTCTTTGGCAAGCAGTGCACTTGCTTTGATGCTCTGCATGCTCATGAATTCATACAATTCATCGCTCAATTTTACAGCTTCATCACTGTCATAATTGATGTCAAGTGCATAGAACATATCATGCCATCCCATGCTCCCCATTCCCACTGGACGGTGACGAGTATTGGATAGTTTTGCTTCTTGTGTCGGGTAGAAGTTGATGTCAATGACATTGTCAAGCATGCGTGCACCAGTGACAATTGTATCTGCCAACAGTTCCCAATTGATGCACATCTTGCCATCAACTGCATGCAAATGCGCATCAACATTAACAGATCCTAAATTGCATACAGCTGTTTCGCCATATTCTTTAATGCATCTATCATTGTTGCGTTCAAAAGAAGTTGGCTTGTTATGCAATATAATTTCTGTGCAGAGATTGCTGCTATGAACAACGCCAACATGTTGATTTGAATATCTAATGTTGCTTGGATCTTTCCAAGTCATCCAAGGATGACTGGTTTCAAACAGCATCTTGAGCATCTTCTTCCACAAATCTTTTGCAGCAATTTCTCTAAATAATCTAAGTTCACCGTTTTTACCTTTTTCAACATACTGCCAATATTTGCTCTCAAATGCTTCACCCCACAATTCATGCAAGTCTGGTGTTTCATCTGGGCTAAACAAATACCACAAACCATCATTCTCAACCTGCTTCATAAACAAATCAGGTATCCAGTTGGCTGTATTCATGTCATGGCAACGCCGGCGATCATCACCAACGTTTTTGCGAAGATCCAGAAAGTCTTCAATGTCATAATGCCATGTCTCAAGATAACCGCACCCAGCGCCGCGGCGCTTGCCGCTCTGATTGATGGCTACAAGCATGTCATTGAAAAGTTTCAAGATGTAAACAAGCCCTTGAGTCCTGCCACTAGTTGAATTAATGACTGCATTGCCTGCACGAAACGGTGTAAAATCCATTCCCAACCCACCAGCAAACTTACTCTTTTGAGCCTCTTGATGAAGACCATCAAAAATACCTTCTAGAGAATCTTCAAAGGTGTTGAGGAAGCAAGATGACAGCTGATTGCGAACACCACCAGCATTGAATAATGTTGGAGTACTGGTCATGTATCTGAATGTGCTTAGCACTTCATAAAACTTAATGGACCATTCTGTACGATCTTCTGGCTTTTCACCCAATGCTAGTCCCATGGCAACGCGCATGAGCCAGGATTGAGGAGATTCAACAATCTTGCCTTCAATGCGATAGAAGTATCTATCGTTAACAGTCTGCAGCCCTTGATATGGGAACAAATAGTCTCTATCAAGCTTAATTGCATTGCTCAATCGCTTCAAATCGTATTTGAGCAAGTCTTTGTTGACAATGCCTGCCTTGGCAAGCTTTTTGAGATTGGTAATAAATGATTTGCGATATTGCAGTTCAAAAGCATCGCTATCTACACCTTCTTCAAACACCTCTTTGTAGATGTTTTGCAGCAAAAGTCGAGCAGCAACGTATTTGTATTGTGGCTCTTGTTCAATGAGAGCTCGAGCAGACTTGATCAAAGATTCATCAATGAGCTGAGTAGGAATACCATCATACAGCTTCAGTGTGGCATTATAAACTACTTGCTTATGATCAGTTTGATCCAAACCTTTGCAAGCTCGCTTTGCGCAATTATGCACTTTCTTATCATTAAAATCTTCAACTTTACCAGAGCGTTTTTGTACTTTCATTCTATGAATATATGCTATTTTAGATGGAAATCAATGTTATAAAGCAACAGAATTGATTTGATTAAAATGTGGCAGCTTATATGTATACAAGTATCTTGTATGTGGTGACAACTGAATAGTTACTGTGAGTACATCTCCTGCACATACACATGTTAAAACAGGATTTCCCATGTTGCGTGTATTTACTAGGGTTCCGTTGAGTGCATTGTATATGCGTACATAGTTTCCATCACCTACTGCAGTGTATGTATTATTCATTTTTTTGCTTTTTTTCGTTTTTTGGTTTTTAAAGATGGCCAGTTTAACTGCAAATCTTCAGGTGCGCCATAACCTTCATTTCCCTTGAATCCACTTTTTGGAGGTCGTGTAATGGTGCTTATTGAATTGGGCTGATTGAGAAGTGGACCCGAGCCTTTTCTCGCATATTCAGAATCATTGTTGTAAAAAGTCTCAAATAGTTCCATTCAACTATTTATATTCTCCCAAGGGAACACGACGTAGTTTTCAGTGCGCATAGCATAGTAATCTGGTACTATTTTTGCTGTTGGTTTGTAATATAGTGTGGCAAATTTAGGCGGAACTGTTGTGCATCGACTGAACAAGTCTTTGAGAATTAATATGCTTTGTCCTGAATCACAAATGTCATCAACAATTAAAATTCGTTTGTTTTTGCAGTTTACATAAAATACTGGATCAAGTCCATAAATTTCAATTTTATCTGTCTGCGTCTCACCTTCATATGTTTTGAGGCCAATGGTATATAAATTGATTTTCAATTTATGCGATAAAATTACTCCTGGAATTGCACCACCACGGGTGACTCCAATTATCTTATCAAATTTTTCATCTTTTATCTGGCTGCAAATGCTGTTGCAATGCTTTGTAATTTCATCCCAATGCACGTGTTCGTATCTTAATCCCATAAATAATGTTATACACAACCCACCAAATATCAAATGACAAATTCCGACATCAATAAAATTCATGATCTGGTGCTGGAGCAGCAGTATCGCAACATGGAAACAATGCAACCCACTGCAAATATGCTCAAGGTTAGTGATCAGAAAAGAAATCCACGCCTCAGTACACCTGAATGGGATGGTTTGGTTAATCCATCCAAAGGCAACATGCTGAATTCCTTCTCTGTGGATGAAGAGCAGTTGGATGCAACAGGCAAGCTTAAAAAACTAATTCAACAAGAAATAGATGTTGCTCCCAAGAAAATGACTTATGCTAAGAGAGTATTAAAGAAACTTTTGGATCAAATTGATTCACTTTAATCTTTTTTTCGATGTGACATGAGATACACATCAATGGCTTGAATCATTTGTACAAGGCCATCAATGCCCCAGCAAACTGCTGCACTCACCAATGGCATTAGCACATATTTGAATTCAAATGGCTCAAACAAACATAGAGCAAAAAAGTGCAATGCACCAGCCCAGAATCCCAAGCAAAGCGAGCATTTGAAAAGCTCTGCGAAGAAATTACATTTGCTCAATGCATTGCGTACTGATTTGAGAATGCTTCCATACTTGAGTATGAAAACTAAACCAATGCAACTAGCCAAATAATAGCTCATCTTTTTTGGCAT